GGTTAGTCTAGCGGTATAGGACACTGCCCTTTCAAGGCGGTAACATGGGTTCAAATCCCGTACCGGACATTTTGCACTATTGGTCTAAAGGCTATGATTTCTGGCTTCCAACCAGACGATACGAGTTCGATTCTCGTATAGTGCTTAATAATATGCTACTTTGGCGTAATTGGCAGGCGCAGCAGACTTAAGATCTGCTTCCAATAATGGAGTCTGGGTTCGAGTCCCAGAAGTAGTATTTGAAAGTATTATACTTTCTTTTGATTTGTTTGGTTACGCATTTTGTTTATGAGAAGGATTGTATAGTCCTTCTCTCCCCTCCTATTTTGGCTCTATAGTTAAGCGGTTTATAACACCTGCCTGTCACGCAGGAATCCGGAGTTCAACTCTCCGTGGAGCCGTCCATTTGCAAAGTAAATTCACTAGGTGTGGAACTGACCTGCTAAGTCATGTGATCCTATATTGGATTGAGTTTCGATTACTCTGCTTTGCGCTACAAAGTATGTAAATTACCGCCCACCACAGGTGGGAATTCGTAGGTGAAAATCCTACCATAAGGACGGATGAGCTTTATGACTGGGAGCATATTATGAATATAAAGATAACCGGATTGATTCTGGTTGAAAGGCAGGATTAATCTCCTGCCTTTTGCTTTGCTGCATGTCCGGGTTGGTGAGGGAGCGGTCTTGAAAACCGTTGGTCCGAAAGGGCTTGCAGGTTCGAATCCTGTGTGCAGCGCTGTGACTATGGCAGACTTGGCAATGCAGCGGATTGTGGATCCGCATTATATGGGTTCAAATCCCATTAGTCACCTTTATTTGCGCCTTTCGTATAATTGGCAGTACAACCGGCTCCAACCCGGTTAGTCAGAGTTCGAGTCTTTGGGGGCGTGTTATCTGAAATGCGGAGGTAGCGCCTCTAGCCTCAGATTACGTTTTGACCATTTAGAAAGTGAAGTAAATGGCAGACTAAAGTACACAGTCTATATCTTAGAATGACAGGCACAAATCTGTATTCTGGATGAATTATAAGATAAGTTCCAGATATCTAGTAGCGTGAAAATCTGGCGGGAGTTTGACTTAGGACGAAACGCAGTCAAGTTTTTGTGATTTAACCATAAATCATATGGGAAAGTTAAGTTTCCAATAAAATATATGGCCTCCATTTATGGCTATATATTTAATAAGAATAGCTGTTCACTTAACACAAGGGAGAGTAGCCTAGCGGCGAAGGCAAGGGACTGTAAATCCCCCACAAAGAAACATCGAAGGTTCGAGTCCTTCTTCTCCCATGAGGTTGACAAATTAAATCAAAATTCCATAAAACAAGTAGATAAGTTTTACCATGGAAAGTGCTTGCACTTTGATTGGGTTTATTAAAGGTTTTTGTCTCTGATTGCAACAGATAATGAGCCTTTGAGTCTACAAATAAATAAAAGTGAGGAAACTTAATTGGTTAATATCAGTCAAAAAGAAGCAGAATACTTACGTAATCATGGAAGAGCTTTTGATGTGCGTGTACGTAATAAGCACCATAAAAGTAAAGCAAAAAGCTATTTTCTTGTAGAGCATGTTCGTAGTGTCGAGATGCTAAACAGATACAGAGAATCAATCAATCAGACCGATTTTCTTACTGTAAAACCGAGAGATAAAGATTTTCGATTTTAAGCAGTAAAATAATTTGAAAGTTGGTGTTTGACATAGGCAGGAAGAAAAAAGAAGATGGCATTTACTTTATAGGTCAAAATGCTGACGATGTTACAGGTAGCTGCACTTACATAAAATATAATGGAAAAAAAATATTACTTGAATGCGGATTATTTCAAAACAATAATTATCTGGATTCATATAATATCAATTCTCAGAAATTTCCATTTAAACCTTCAGAGATTGACTATGTTTTTGTAGGACATACACATGTTGATCATATTGGTTTACTTCCAAGGTTAATAAAAGAAGGTTTTAATGGAAAAATTATCGCTTCACATGCAACTGCTCAATTAATGAAGCCATTATTATATAATTGTGCTTTTATATTGTTGAGTGAAGCAAATGCTTTATCATTTAAATATAAACGTAACTACTCTCCTATTTACACAGAAGAGGATGTAGTTACGACTTTAAATTATATATATGAATATGATAATGTACATGAATTATATGTTCTTGATGAGATAGTTTCTTTTAAATGGTTTGAAAATAGCCATTGTCTCGGAGCTAGACAGCTTCAATTAATTCTTAAAGATCAAAATGGTGTATCAAATTCTATATTATACACTTCTGACATTGGATCCCTTAATACAAAAAATCATTATGTTCCAAATACTGAAATCCCAGATACTTTTAATAAAGTAACTATTATGGAATGTACGTATGGAGAACCAGGCAGAATTAATAAAAAGACAAGAAAATTTGATTTAGAACATTTAAAAGCAGCAGTTGATACGGTTACAGAACGTGGAGGAACAGTAATCATGCCATGTTTTAGTTTCAGCCGTACACAAGAAATTCTTACCAATTTATATAATATTTTTCATGATGATATAAATTTCAAATATGACATTGTAGTTGATTCAATATTATCATGTGATATTTGTGATCTATATACTACTCTTCTATCTGAAGACGATTTGAAATTATGGAATAGTGTATGCAATTGGGAGAATGTGAAGTTTATAAAAGAAAAAGAAGATTCCTTAGCATGTGTAAAAAATCATTCACCAAAAATTATATTAAGTAGTTCTGGATTCTGTACAAACGGCAGGATCCTTTCTTATTTACATGAATATTTGAATGATGAAAAAAGCATGGTGATTTTTAGTGGATATACGGGAGCAGACAATTCTTATTTATCATATCGAATTAAAAATTATAAGGAAAATAAATTTATAAAAATAAGTGGCGATAAGGTTGAAAATAAAGCTGACTGTATTTCTTTAGGTACATTTTCAAGTCATGCCAATAGAAATGAACTAATTGAATTTGGATCGAAGATAAATACAGAAAAATTAGTTTTAGTTCACGGATCTGTTGTCGCGAAAAACAGTATAAAGGAAGACTTAAAAGAAGCCATATCTAAAGAAAACAAATCATTTAAAGTGATTGCTTCATCAAAAGATATGGTTATTTATTTATAGGAGAACAAGGAATATGGAATTTTTAGACATTTTAGAAGACGATAGTCTCTATCAGAGTACTATCAAGGAGCATTTAAAAGAAAGAAAAATTATTGTCAACGAAACTATTGATGACAATGTTATTGAAAATATATGTTTAATGATCATGAAATGGAATAAAGAGGATAAGGCACTTCCGGCATCATGTAGGAAACCAATTTATCTCTATCTCAATTCAGATGGTGGTGATGTTATTTCCGGGTACCAGGTTTTAAGCTCTATTAAGACGTCTGTTACTCCAATTATTACAGTGGGATTTGCCAAATGTGCTTCTATGGCATGTTATATTCTGGCCGCAGGACATAAACGTTACTGCTTCCCAAATACAGTAGTTCTTTATCATGATGGACAGACTGGATATGTAAGTTCATCTAATAAAGGTAAAGATATTCAGAAATTTTATGATAAATTAGAGCAACATCTGAATGATTTTATGGTAGAACATACAAATATGACTGCAGAATATCTTGAGGAAATCAAGGATCGTGAATATTATATGTTCCCAGATGAAGCAAAAGAAAAAGGAATTGTAGATAAGATTATTGGTATTGATTGTGATTTATCAGATATTCTTTAATACTGAATATTATTTTAAACTTTCACAAATATCATTTTACTATTATACGTTCAATATGTCAAGGAGAATAAGGAGAAAATAACATGGAATTAAAAAAAACTGTTAAATATGATGGTAAACTCAAAGGTCTTCATATGGTAGACGAACAACTTGTAGATATGGATGGTGAAATCATTGATATTTTAGATATCTTTGAAAAGGCATATGGTGATAAACCTTTTGACATGTCTACTACTACTAAGACTGAGGAAATCATCAATCTTGATGAATTAGATTAAGGTATTTTATATGGATAATAACGAATTTCTAAAAGAACAGCTTGATCTTATTAAGAAAAAACAAATAGATACATCTATTGAGTGGCAAGATGTTGCAGATTTTCGTTCTAGTCATGGTAAAGAGCCAGAGCACCGCGATACAATTCGTAAAGGGTCTAAATTGCTTTTAGAATATATAGATGCAGGATGGGATTTATTCCCATCCTCTTCTATTCAATTAGGACGATTTTCTGATGAGATAGCTTTAAAAAAAGAACGTATTAAATTACAGACTGAAAAGCAAGAATTTAATAAATGGATTCGTGAGTATTCTAGGGATGAACTAATTGCCGAACATATTGTAAATGCTGTTAATCAATTACAGCCATTAAATGTACCAGGGTACATTCCTCCAGTACATATGAATAAAGAATATCTTCTTACAATTTCGGATGCTCATTTTGGAGTTGAGTTTGAGATTAAAGATTTATATGGAAATATTTTAAATGCATATAGTCCGGAAATATTCAAGAATCGTATGTGGGATTTATACAATAAAGTTATTGAGCAAATTCAAAAAGATCATATTCAAGTTTTAAATATTTTTGAACTAGGCGATGCCTTAGATGGAATTCTTCGTGCAAATTCTCAGCTTATGCAGTTGAGATATGGAATAATTGACTCTGCCATATTATATGCTGATTTTTTATCTACATGGCTTAATGAATTAAGTAATCATGTTCGAATTAAATTTCAAATGGTAAAACGTTCAAATCACAATCAGCTGAGATTAGTAGGACAGCCTAAAAATGCTTTTCCAGATGAAGATATGAGTAAATCCATATTGGTTTTTCTGAAAGAACGTTTGAAGGATAATCGTAATGTTGAAATTATAGAAAATCCAACCGGTCTTGTATATGCACAACTTGCAACATATACAATTCTTGGAGGACATTTTGAGACAAAAAATCTAGGTGATTCTTTGAAAGATTTTTCAAAAACGTATCAAGTGCCTTTGGATTATATTATTTCAGGCCATTGGCATAGTTTAGCTACTGGAGATGTTGGGATCAATTCAGAATATATTTCTGTACGTTCAATTATTGGCGTAAATCCGTATAGCTATTCAATTAATAAGGTGTCAAATGCAGGAGCCTCTATGTTTGTATTTGAACAGGGAAATGGTCTTGTAGATGAACATCATTATAAATTGTAAAGGAAAATATTTATGGAAACAAATAATGAAGAACAGTTTGTCGAGTTCGACGAAATATTAAATTTTATACATGAGAATACTGGATTTGATAAAGAAGTTATTGAAAAAGTGCTTGATGCAGAAACGAGATTTTTAATTAAATCTGGTATTGCTACTGAACTTAAAGAATAGTATGAGTGGCGTTGCTGCTTATATTATACATTTCAGGAGAGCGTTCTTGCTCTCCTATTTTCTGGACGTATGGCGCAATTTGGCAGACGCGCCTGACTTAGGATCAGGTTTTTGTAGGTTCGAATCCTACTACGCCCATTTTTTTATTATGAGTACAAGGAGGAGTTGTTTATGGCAACAACTAAGAAAATTGAGCCGGTAAAAATGACTCCGACTCAGATGAAGAAAAAAATAGAGGCACTCGAAGAAGAAATTCGAGTATATAAAGAAGATACCGCATGGTGTTATATGTGCGGAAAACCTAAAAAGAAAAATAGAGAAAATTTTTATAAAAATACGGATCCTTTAGTAAAGTCTGGATATGCAGCTATTTGTTCTGAATGCGCCAGAAAGATTGCATTAAGAACAGATGAAAATGGAGAAGAACATAAACCGACAAAAGAGTCAATTATTCTTGCTCTGCAGTATTTGAATAAACCGTTTTTAGAAAATGTCTATAATAGTAGTGTTCAAGCGGCTGAAAGAAATGCTGGTATTCCAGGAGCAAAACAAAATGCATGGAGTACATATATAAGAACCATTGCAATGCAGCAATATTCTGGAAAACAATTCAAGGACTCTGATTTTTTTAAACAGAAAATTATATATGAAGATGAAAAGACTCCTGCAGATGTTATAAAAGGCAAGGAGTCCCAGGATAATTATGAAGGTTTTGAAAAGAATAAAGCTGATGTAATCAGGTTGATTGGATATGATCCATTTGAACAAGAAGCATTGTCTGATCAACCATTTCTATACTCTCAATTAATTGGGTTGCTTGATTCTAGTGAAGACGCAAATGACGATATGATGCGTACTGCTTCTGCTATTTCTATTGTAAGAGCATTTTTACAGCAATCGAAAATTGATAATGCTATTGCTACTTATATGTCTGACGTTCAAAAGCTTAGAACAAATTCCGCTACAATAAAAACACTACAGGCGAGTAAAAAAGATCTTACTGCCATTATTAAGGATCTTGCTGCTGAAAGCTGTATTTCTTTAAAGAATAATAAAAATGCTAAAAAAGGTGAAAATACTTGGACTGGTAAAATACGTAAAATCAAAGAAATGAATTTGCGTGAAGGTGAAGTAAACGGATTCGATATCGGAACTTGTCGTGGTATGCGTCAGGTTATGGATATGAGTAATGCTTCTATATTGAAGCAGCTCCGACTGGATGAATCAGAATATTCTGATATGCTAGCAGAACAAAGAGAAATGATAACAAAGCTTCGTGATGATTTGGACAATTACAAAGAAATTTCTCGTATTTTATTACGTGAAAATATTGATCTTAAAGATTATATGGAAGAACATGATTTAATAAAGCCGGATAATTTAGTCGATTTAAATGAACTATTCTCCTGCTTCTCTTCAGATGAAGAAGAAACGGAGGTGCCCGACGATGATGAATCCGGATCTGATTCAAGAGCTTCCGAAGCTTAATTATTGTGAACAGGGAAATAAGATTTTTGTAAAGCCTGGAGTTTACCCATTATCTTCACGCAAACTTGAAGGTTTTATGAAAATTGCAAATCTTCAGAAATATTATCAATGCAATCCTGTAAGATTTATAAATGATTTTTTTAATATAGAATTACTTGATGCGCAGGCATGGGTAATTCAGAGAGCCTGGAACTGTCCGAATGTTTTATTAGTGTGTACCCGTGGATTCGGTAAATCTACATTGATAGATATTATGATCATGGCGAAAGATATGCTATTTAATAACTATTGGACATATATTGCTTCCGGTTCTGGATCGCAGGCTGAACAAACGTTTACGACGCTCGAAAGGCTTGCGAATGATAATATAGATACTATGCTTGGTTCTACAGGTTATATTTTTAAGGCAGAAATTGAAATTAAAAATGCTGCTGGAGATGGCTTCAGTCATTCTTCTAATGGATTCTCATATTCTCTTTATAATGGTTCATTTACTCAAACACTTAACAGTAATGTAGATAAAAAAAGAGGTATGCGTGGTAGTGTTGTATTTGATGAATGTGGATTCCTTGATGAAGAAATGATGTCGGTATATGCAGCTTTTGCAATTGTAAATAAAAGCTTTAAGTCTGGTAAGGATCGTGATGGCAAATCAATCGATCGTAACCGTCTAAGATGTATTCCATCAAATATTCCAAACCAATTATTTTATATTTCTTCTGCTTCTTCTACAGATACAAAATTCTATAAGTTATATAGAGATTTTAGCAAACGACAACTTATGGGAGATCCTGATTATTTTGTAGCTCATATTGATTGCGAAGTTGCATTTAAACCAACTATTCGTGGTGAAATAATGGAACCACTATTGACACCAGGAACTGTGGCAGCAGAAATGCGTTCTAATCCAGAAAAAGCGCGTAGAGAGTATTATTGTGAATTTACATCTGACGCGGGTGCTAATGCAATTATACGTAGAGGTGTTATTGCACGTAATGAAGTGATTCGTAAACCAGTGTTATATAACGATACTGGTAAAAGAAAAATTGTTATTGCATATGACCCGGCTCGAAGTCGAGATAATTCGGTAATTTTGGTTTGTGAAATTTACTCTGAAAAAAATCAAGATGGGGATCTTGAATATAAAATGAGACTTTTAAATTGTATAAATCTTATTGATATAAGCAATAAAAAGAAAAAGAAACCTATGCAAACACCAGCCCAGATTGAATATTTGAAACAAGTTATTCTCGATTATAACCAGGGTGGGGATGAAAACTACAGCAATATTCTCGGAGTTTATATTGATGCCGGTTCTGGTGGTGGTGGTGTTAATATTGCTGACTATTTAATGCCAGATTGGAAAGATAAATCCGGTAAAACTCATAGAGGACTGATTGACAAAGAATATTCAGAAGAATATGTTAAAAAATTCCCAAATGCAGTCAATAAGCTTCATTTAATGGAACCAACTAAATACAAATCAGAAATGTATGAAGCCATGATTGAGATGATGAATCAGGATAAAATTGAGTTTACGGCTACATACGATAACAAAGGATATCTTACAATATTTGATATTGATAAGGATAAATACGAAAAAACTAAAAAAGATCTAATTGCCAAATATAAAAAACAGAAAATGACAGATGAAGAAATTGATTACAATGTTCAAAAAGAATTAGATAAACTTCAAAATGTTAAGAGCCATATTGAAAAATTAAATTGGCAAGAAGAAGCTTCTCTCTCAAGTATCGATGCATTAAAAGAGGAACTTGTAAATATGATCCGTATTCCACGACAATCAGGAAAAGATTCATTTGAATTGTGTCCTGAAAAAGCTAACCGTCTTCATGACGATAGAGCTTACGTTACATGTATGTGTTCTTATGCTCTTCAAACTGAACGCCGGAAAAATATTACTGCAAAACGTAAACCTAAAGTTGACAAATCGTTAGTTCAAAAACTTACGATTAGAAAAGGCGTTGTACATTCTATGTTCGAAACTTAATATAATTATATGATATTTCAAAGGAGGTGCTGTTACTTGGCTAGACAACAAGGAAATATTTCTGCAAAAAAAGTTTCTACTGCAAAAAAAATTGATCCAGCACCTTCTCAGCTGAATAATACGGCTGAAATGCGTGATTGGTATCAAAAAAATAAAAAAAATATTGAAAATTATGCTGCTGCTATGGAAGGAGCAAAATCTCTTCGTGATATCACTAAGACAAGCACTAAAGCGGTGACAGCTTATAGTAAGGACAGTCTTCGTACTTACCTGCAAAATATTGGAAGTAATGAAAAGAATTTAAGAAATTTATCAAGATATCTTTATTATCGATGTCACGCTTATTATAGATTAATTGCATATAATGCAAATATGTTTTGTTTAGATGCAAGATCTGTTATTCCGGAATATGATATGGTTGCAGGCGTAGATACGAATGCCATGCTTAGTTCTTATCAGGACACATTAAATGTGTTGGATAAGTTAAATCTTCAGTATGAGTTTTTAAAAGCTTATACTATTTGTTTTCGAGAAGATGTTTTTTATGGATGCGCTTATTATGATGAAATAGGGATGTTTATTCTTCCGCTTGATCCAGATTATTGTAAAATTTCTGGTATATACAATACCGGTGATTTCGCGTTTGTAATGGATATGAGTTATTTCAGATCCAGACAGACTATGTTGGAATTATGGGGTGAACCCTTCCAGTCAATGTATCGTGCCTATGAAAGTGATACTACAAATGGAAAGTGGCAGCCTATGCCAGATGAATATGCTATTTGCTTAAAAGCCAGAGCTGAAGATTGGGAAACTGTAGTCCCACCATTCTCTGGTTTGTTATCTGGAATTATCAATCTTATTGATTTAGACGATCTACAGGCTATTGCTGACGCTCAGGATATTTATAAAATGATCTGGTTAGAACTTGAAACGATAACTGGTAGTGAGGATCCAGACGATTGGAAAGTTAATCCGGATATTGTTATTGAGTATTTTAATAGGATGATTAATGAATGCCTTCCTGACTATACTTCTGCTGCTATTGTGCCAGGAAAATTAGATCAGATTTCGTTTAATAATGATAAAGCAACAGATACGAACAAAATAGCAAAAGCTACAGAAACTCTTTTCAATTCTTCTGGTGGCGCTCAAATTCTTAATAGTGCTACCATCTCAGGTACAACAGCCTTTGGAGCAGCAATTCGTGCCGATACAGAATTAGCTATTTCTATGCTTCTACCACAGACTCAGGGATGGGTTAACCGCTTCCTTACATATTGGGTCTCTAACCCAGCCAAGGTAAAATTCTTTGAAGTTTCTGCTTATACAAAAGATGAATTCAAAAAAGAACTTTTGGAGGGTGCGCAAAATGGTCTTCCTACAGCTCTTGCATACAATACTCTTAATCAATTTTCTGAAAAAGAAACTCTGGCATTAAATGTATTAGAGCAGCAGGTTCTTGGAATATCGAATTTATTTGTTCCATTGCAGACTTCATACACTCAAAGTGGTAGCTCAGATACTGGTGGTGCCCCAACAAAAGATTCTACAGAAATCACAGACGACGGAGAAGCATCAAAAGATAAGGCTGATAAAGCTAAATAAGAGGATAATAATTATGGATAATAAGAAATTTATAATTACAACAAACGATGAATCAGCTTCATTGCTTATTCAGACTGGGTTTCATCTTGTGAGCCAGAATGGTAAACAGTGGACTTTTTTAAATGACAACAAAATGCTGTTTAACAATTTAAGCGATGTTGTCTATTCAGATAAATTATTTATTTGATTACTCCTCTTCTATTTGAGGAGAATTACTCAAAGAAAGGAGGAAAATCTTGAAGAAATTCTTAACTATTGACGATTTGATTGAATTTTGTATGAAGAATAATTTTTCTAAATTCAGCAGCAAAGAATCTAATGCAGAAATTAGCGTCCAAATGCCAGCAGTCGCTACATTTGGAAAATCTGATGATAATAAGCATACAGAAGGATTATGTCCTTTTAACGCTACTGCATATCATGATCATGTCAACTTAAACAAATCTAATATCAACGAAGATACATTTCAGGAAAATACACAATCTATACCATATCGCCCTATTCTGGCAAATATCGTTGAAAATTCTGATGGTAATAAAGATTTTGGATCACATGATTTTACAGTGGAAACTGATGAAAATGGAGAAGAAAAAATCACTTATCAGGAACGTCCAGTTGGTGTAATCAAAAAAGATTATACAATTGAATATGATAAAGAAGCCGGAGTTAACAGAGCTGTAATTCAGGGATATCTCTGGGAAGGATATTGTCAGGACGCAATTGATATTATGCAGCGTAGACAACAGGTTGATTGTAGTGTTGAATTGAGTATTAGAGAATTATCATTTAATGCTAAGGATAAAGTGTTAAATCTGGATGATTATTATGTTAGTGGATTGACTTTACTAAATGAAAATGTTGGTCCAGGTATGGCTGGAAGCAATGTTCAGCTTGCTGATTTTGAATCAAAAAATTCTGTATATTCTAATTTTGATGTAAATACTAAAATGCTTGAAATGTTAGAGAAGATCAATGCTACTCTCTCTAATTTCAATAAAAAAAATGCTGATGGAAAGGAGGACAATCAGGTGAACAAATTTGAAGAACTTTTAAAGAAATACGAAAAAACTGTAGATGATATTACTTTTACATATGAAGGTCTTTCAGATGAAGAACTGGAGGCTGCCTTTGCTAAGGCGTTTAATACTGATCCGGCAGGTGATCCTGCTCCTACAGAACCAGAAAAATTCGTAAAATCATTTGAACTTTCTCACAGCGATATTCGTTGTGCACTTTATAACTTATTAAATGCATATGAAGAAGCAGATAATGATTGGTATTTTATTAATTCTGTATATGATTCTCATTTTACATATGAGAATTGGGATGGAGATAAAATCTTTGGACAGGCATATAAAAAAGATGGCGACAATGTTTCATTTGATGGTGAAAGATATAATCTTCATCGTGAATTACTGACTGATTCTGAATATTCTGAACTTCAGAATATGAGATCAAATTATGCTGCAATTTCAGATAAACTTGCTTCTTATGAAAAGAAAGAGGCTGACGAAGCTAAAAATGCACTTTTTAAGTCAGATGATTATAAAGGAATTTATGAATCAGAAGAATTCAAGGGTTTAAAAGAAAATCATACAGAATTTTCAGTTGATGAATTGAAGTCTAAACTTGATACTATATTGCTGTCATATGCTAAGTCTGGCAAGTTAAATTTTGCTGTTGAAGATGGTGATGTGCATGATGATAACGCCGGAAAAAAAACAGTAAGTAAAAAGACTTTTGGAAATCCATCACAGACTAAAAAGAAAAATAGATATGGATCTTTATTTGCATAGTGCAAAATAACATATTTGTTTTATAAATCAGACCGTAAATACGGTCTTATTTTTTTTGCCAAAATTTATGAAAGGAGAAAAAGTCAATGGCTATAAAATATTCTATTGAAAAACATGCCGTGGCCTTCCCTTCTAAGCTTGTTGCTCAGAATGGTGGAGAACACATTTATAACATTACACTGACCTCTGATACAGATAATGGAAATCTTGTAGCAAGAGGCGATTTTGAAGATCTTGACCGTTACACAGAAGCTGCTGTTACTAAATTTGAAGGTAAAATTCAGAAACAGGCTGCTAATGGTAATTGGTATGTAGAGGTTGTTGATCCAGGAGATGCTCTGTTTGTTTACATGCAGGCATTTATTGCAGAGGATTGGACAAATACATGGAAGAAGGAGTCTAACTTCTATAACGCAAAAGGAGACGTTGTAAGAGGTTATGCCCTTCATAAAGGTGATGTATTTGAGGTATCTGCTGAGGGATTTGATGGACAGCCAGCTGAAAAAGCGACAGTTACTTGCGAAAACAAGAAATTAAAAATTGGTTAATTTAAGGGAAAGGAGGAAGAAATATAATGAGACGTAAAATTACTTTTGCTGATTTAAGTGCACATGTTCAGGAAGTATTTTCTAATCTGTGCAAAGACGGTGTTACACCAGAGGAAAATTATGAAGGCTTCAAAAAGCTTACATATGATTTGAATCATAATCCAAACGAAATGTTTGATGAAGAAGGAAATAAAATTACAAAACGCGAAGCAGAAAGCGCAGTTCGTAAATTTGTATATGCAATTATGGGACTGAATGAGAACTCTACAAAACGTGACAGAAATCGTGCTATGAAGAAACATGGTATTGAACTGTACGAAGTTATGGAAGAAGAAATTGATATCAAAGTTGAAACAGGCTTTAAAGAGTCAGAATTCTTCAATAACTATGTAGAAGAAAGAAACCTTTCCCGTGGAGATCGTCAGGAATTCTGGACAGATAATAAAGTTATTTTATCTACAACTAAAATTGCAGGCGATCATCATGATTTCACACTCCAGAGACTTGGTTCTGGAGAAAGTTATACTGTAACCACAAGTGTATACGGTATTGCTGTTGGTGCCGATATTGATCTGTATCTGGCAGGAAGACTTGATTGGTCTAAATTTACAGATCAGTGTGCTGCTGCTTTTGTTAGACAGATTCAGAATGATATTTATGCTGAAATGATGAATGCAGGAAAGAAACTTCCAGCTCAGTTCCAGGGTACAGGCGCTCTTTCAAATGCTACTAAAGACAAACTGGATGAGTTACTTGAAGACGTATCTCTTGCAAACGATGGTGCTCAGGTAGTTATTATGGGTACAAGAACTGGATTACAGCAGTTCCAGAAACTGATGGATGTTGACTGGATCACAGATGATCAGAAGAAAGATGTTGCTACAATGGGACGTCTTGGATACTATGGCCCATATACATTAGTTGAAATCCCACAGAGATTCGCTCTGAATGATACAACTAAGAAATTAATGGATCCTAAGACTCTGTTCATTATGCCACAGGTTGAAGATAAATTCATCAAATTCGTTGATGTCGGAGAAACAGAAATCTATGAAATCACTGATAAGGGTGATCGTATGGATGATACAATGAAGTACGAAGTACAGAGATCAATGGGTGTAGGAACACAGATCGGACGTTATTTTGGCGTTTGGACCTTAGCTTAATTTTTTATCATAAATTAATATTATAGTCGCGTGTCATATAGATACGCGACTATACGAATAAAAGGAGGAACTTTTCATGGCAACTACTGCAGTGAAAAAGACAAAAACTACTGAAGCTGCTACTGTATCCGAAGCTGTTACAGAACCTGTTGCAGCTGAACCAGTAAAAACAGTAGAAGTAAAAAAAGAAAAGAAAACTTATGCCCCTACTGATGGAATTCCATGTAAATCTATCACTAATGGTGGTCTTTATATGCCAGGGCTTAAGTCAAATATTTTATACACATGGATTGATGCCGGAGATGTAATTGAAATTGAATATCAGGATCTACAGGCAGCAATCAGATCCAATAATAGTTATGTTATGAACCCATTCTTTGTTATCGAAGATGAAGAACTTGTCGCACAGTTTCCACAGCTCAAGAAAATTTATGATGCATTATATTCTGTAGGCGAGCTTGAAGATGTACTTACGGAACTTTCTCCAGGAGACATGAAAGCTACTATTCTTTCACTTCCAAAAGGAGCACAGGACTCTATCAAACATCTTGCTTCTAAAATGGTAAGTGATGGCAGACTTGATAGTGTAAGAAAGATTAAAGTACTTGATGAAATCTTTGATACAGAAATGAGTATTATGACGGGGCTATTTAGTTAAAACAAAGGAGGTATATTATGCCTTCTCTAAATTATGAAGAAATATACTCAAAATTCCGATTAAAAGCAGAAGCTTATGATATTTTACAATATCGTGAAGACGATGTAAATGCGGTCTTTTTCAAAGATTGGCTCCATTCTTCTGCAAATAAACCTTATATTCGAAGACTTTTTTCTGAGTTGAAATTTGGAGATTCAGTTCAGGAATTATCATATACAATGAAATACTCTATTGATAATGAATTTGATAAAGAATTTATAACAGATCTTTTAGGTATAGGATTGGTTATTGAATGGATAACTCCTAAAATTAATAGTCTGAACAATATACAGCAAATGTATGGATCATCTGAAGAAAAATTCTTTTCACAAACTAACCATTTAAATGGGTTAAAAGATCTTAAGAAATCTCTTTTAAAAGAGCAGAAAGATTTGATTAAAAATAGAGGATATATATGGAATAGTTATCTGGATGGAAGTAATACATAATGGATACTATTTACGGACATTTTGATGACTTACAAATAGAAGAATATAAGGAAAAATTACACAAAGAAATGTTTTGGCTTCTTTTATATAAAGATCCTAAAACAAAAGATGAATTTAAAAATGTTGACTTTGAAAAATATTTTACTAATTTAATGAAAAAAATTGATGGTTTAAATGCTCTTCTTTCATATCCAGTCGAGATTGTATCAATTATGAGTTTGTTACAAGCCGCACTTGATGAATCACGGAATGAAGAATTTAACTATAGCTCTTATAGAAAATTAGTATTAGATGCGCATTCGTTAGTAGACAAAATTAATTCTAGGAGTTGATTTTATGGTTACTGCAGAAATGTACAAAAATTATTTGTCGTCATATGGCAGTAATCTAGCTCAGGTGAAGAAAAATCAATCTGATGCAATCATGAACAATTCTTTTACTGCCGATGCACAATATAAAAGAGTTTATATTCTAACAAAGGATGGATGGAAATTTGAAGATGCCAAATATCAGAGGCATTCTAAAATGTCTATTCTAAAAGACGCTGTGGATTATTATTTACAATTTCGGCCTAAAGTACATTATCCGATAGGAAGTTATGTGTTTGTTCCTGACGATACTGACTTTGATATTAATATATCTGGGCACGAACTTGATGATCCATTTTCTCTTCCAGATGAAAGAATCACTCAGTTATGGTTTATCGTGGGAAGAGACGATGCAAATTCTTTTGTTAGATATAACATATTAAAATGTAATTGGAAATTTCAATGGATTTATGATAAAAAGTTGTATCAATGTTGGGGTTCAAATAGAGTTGCAAATAGTTACACAAGTGGTAAGTGGACGGACGAATACACTTCTTCCTTAGATAACCTCACATCTGCTTGGATGCCGGATATCTATTATACTTACGGCGACCAATTATATAATTTAGGATTAAGCGATAATCGAACAGTTATGCATGAACAAAGATTTATGTTAACTAATAATATTCTTGATCCTAAAGTATATCAAGTAACTAAAATCGTAGATTTAAATCCACAGGGTGTTATCAAACTTTCTATTAAACAAGATGAATTAAATCAAAAACGTGATAATATACCATTGCGAATTTGTGATTATTACACAGACTCTGGTGATCAGAAAACTGAAACTATTCAGAAACCTCAGACAATGATTACAAATTCACAAATTAGTTGGCTTACACTTAACGACGAAGGTGAACTTGAACCATTATTAGATCGTTCCAGACAATATCTTTATATAGGTAAAAATTCATATTTTGAATATAAATTACCTTATTCTTATCTTACATCTGAATGGAATCTTAGTCTAGTTGATAAAAAATCTGAATTCTCCAATGAAGAAAAATTGTATTACGAAGGTTTAATGAAATTAACTGTAATGGATAATGTTACTATCTCTTTAAAACCAGGAAAAGCTCACAGTTTAATAGGGAAAAGATTCATTTTATCTGCCACAGACAATAATGGAGATAATCATTCTTCTATAGAAGTGGAGGTACAGTTAAATGAATAGAGATATAGCGAATATTACGAGAAATCTTGAGAATAAAAAAAACAATGATATCATTTATAAAAAAGATAAATTGCTGAAATTATTTAATGAAGATCCTGACTTAAATGAAATTCTAGGTAAAAAAGACAAAAGACCATTAAATAAGTATGCAGATAAAAATAATCCTACAGCACAAGAATTAGACGAACGTAACTTAATTATTGAATATAATAAACGTGTTGATAAGAAACAGATTCTTCCAATATTAAAGCTGAATGGTATTAATAAAGAAGTTCTTAATTTTATTATGTTCGATATTAATGACACAGATGTATCATATTATAATAAAGCTATTAAAACACAAACTCTTGTAGTGATGTGTTTAGTGCATGAAGATGATCTCGATACAGAATATGGCGTAATGAGAACAGATTTATTAAGTTATATTATAAAAGACTTGTTATGTTGGACTAATTCATTGGGGAATCAATTAAAATGTGTTGATGATTATGGAGATATTATTGATTCTAGGTATTATTGTAGAACACTGAAATTTGAAATCGAATGTCCTAATAATTTATATGCAGGAATGAATAACAAATATGACAACTTCCAAAGAGTCTGAAATTGATGCACTGAAATTATATTTCGGTGAACCATTTGTTATTGAAAATGATACATATAGTGACATTGTGATTAATCAGCCTACAATTGGAGATATCATAAAAAATGGTGAAAAGAAAATTTATTCTGCAGTAAATATATTGGTTGCTAATACAACAATGTATCGTATGCAATTATGGGATCTTGGTATTGATTGGAATAAAATATCTGATTTTTCTTTATTCTGTATGCTCGTTCCGAGTATTGATCCTGAATCTACAAAGTTACTGTTCGGTGACTTAAACTTCCAATTATTTCAATTAAAACAAACACAAAATGAAGATGGTGAAAGTATTTTTTATCTCTTCAACGAAGAACAAAATGTTCAAATAGATGAAACTGCTTATTTACAGATGGCTTCTTATTTGAGAGCCATGTTTAATACATATCCTAAGATAGAAAAAGCTAGAGGAAAATCTACTAAAGAATGGATGATTGAAGAAGACCGTACCGCCTTCGAACAACATAAAAATGATGTTTATAAATCCACTCTTCTACCACTCATATCTACTTGTCTTAATCATCCCGGTTTCAAATATAAAAAAAATGAATTACGTGAAGTTGGCATTGTCGAATTTATGGATAGTGTTCAAAGATTGCAAGTTTATGAATCTTCTACTGCTCTTCTTAAGGGTATTTATAGCGGCTTTGTTGACGCTTCAAAGATTGATAAGAATGAACTTAATTTCATGAGAGAGATTTCTCTCAAAAATTAATTTCTATATACAAAAAAATTTAAAGGAGGAATCATAATGGGATTTACATTAGATGATATTGTAATTGATCGTGTTCAGTATGGTTTTGCTGAAGACCTTAGCGGAAATCCATTATACACTTTAACACAGCTTCAGGATGCAACAATTAATATTAGTGCTGAATCAACTGACGCAACAGATAACCAGGGTAATCTGATTAAACGTTTCTGGAAAGCTAAAACAGGTGAATTCACAGCTAATAATGCAATGATCAACTTGAATGTTATTGGAGCTGCTTCTGGAGAAGGTAAGAAAATTGCTTCTCAGGAGAACAAAATTGTTATGCCAAAGATTATCACCGTAAAGAAAGGTGAAAAAGCGACTCTGAAAGATGTTGTTGAAGGTTCTGTAAAGGTAAATGCTTTCAGCGCAAATGGTTCTATGGGTGCAGCATATGAGAAAGATACTGCTGCAAGTGCAGACAAATACGCTCTTACAGAAGGTGGAGAGTTTACACCTCCTACAGCTGAAGGTGTAGATACATACATCGTTAAGTATGATCGTAGTGTTGAAGCTGGTGTATCTATTACTAATAGAGCAGATAAATTCCCTCAGACAGTTAAACTGACTCTGAAGGCTCTTGCTGTTGATCCTTGTCATTCTGACGTATTAAAGGGATTATATATCGAGCTGCCATCATTCCAGGTATCTCCAGAGGTTGAAATTTCATTAACAACTGACGGACAGCTTGCTTACTCTGGATCTCTTCAGGTAGATTACTGTTCTGCTGATAAAGCTCTGTATCATATTTACTGGGCTGATGAAGACGAAGAATAATCATTATATAATATAATATTATTCTAATTACAACCGGTATGTGTCATAGCATACCGGTTGTTTTGCTATCCATATTTAAGGAGGAAAACATGGTTAAGAAAAACAATAAAAAATGTATTTTATGTGGAAAGACATATACATACTGCAGTCGCTGTGAAGAGTTCGACCACCTTCCAAGATGGATGGAAATTTATTGCAGCGATAATTGCAGAACAATCTTTAATACTCTGACAGAATATAATGCTAAGAATATTACAGCAAAAGAAGCTGCCGAAAAAATTAAAGACTGTGATATGTCAAATGTTGATCGTTTTCATGAATTCAATAAAAACCTTATTGAAGAAATACAAAAGGAGAACTCTAAAAATGTTCCTTTTGAAGAAAATGAAAAAGTAGAAATTGAAGTGGTTGAATCAACATCAGAAAACGAGGAAACAGAAATTGAAACTCGTAAACCAGTACGTTCAAGGAAACGTAAATAGTATTTGAATAGTGATTTTTAGGGGTATGTCTCACTATTCGAGACTACCCCTTTTTTCACTTTTAAGGAGTAAAAGGAATATGAGAATACAATCAAATTTAAAACCGCGTGAATATACGGAAAAAGAAGTTTGCCGGATTGTTAATCCAAAGCAGCGTGATTTATATATTAAACATAGAGTTTTTCCCATTGATATGTATCCAAGCGTTACAGATGATGGAAAAGATATTATTGTATATATCTTTTTAATTGAGGAAACAAAAGAATTGTTTCAGAAATGGCTTAATCACACACTTGAATAAGGAGAATTCTATGAAGGAAAAATTTTTAGACAAACAGGTTCTAAGATACGTGATTGCTACTACTGTATCAGGAAGGCCAACATATTTAAAAAAGAAATTGCAAAAAATTGAATATAGTTTTGTGACAGATATTGATGACGCTACTAAATGCTCATCTTATGCTATTGCAGAGACTGTAAGAAAATACTATGAACATGACACTCATGATACTAGCGCAGGACTGATCATTATTCCGGTTGTTATCAGTTATGAATTAGTAAAAGAGGTTTGAATATATGGATAAATCAATTATATTGACAATCGACCAAAAAACATTAGATTTGTATACAAAGTATTATTTTTTAGAACATCCAAGAGCTAAGAAGATTCCTATCGAAAAACCTTGGCATCCTTCGATTAATACTTGGATGATCCTACCTCGTATACAGATGAATGCATTAAAACAAAAGTGGAAGGAATTCGTAAAATTCTGGGTAAAAATAAATAAAATGGACAATAGGCAGTTAGATGATTTTGAGCTCATCGTAACTGTCTTTTTTAATACCAAAAGGCGACACGACGTAGATAACTTGACGCCAAAATTCATTTTGGATGGACTTACTGAAGCTGGGACTATTGTAGATGATGATGAAAAACATCTTCACTCTCTCACTTTAAAAACCGGATACGACAAAGAAAATCCAAGAACAGAATTTGAATTTATCATCCATGAACATACAGAAAATAAGGAATAAAAGGAGATTTATTATGAGTGAAAAAATTGATGTATTTGAATTTGTGAAAAAATATAATTCCGTATCTGAAAAACAGAGTTTACTTGATGAAACTATTCCTAAAGATACATATGTGGATTATCTTGTAAAACAAAAATATGCAAGAGATATACTAACAGTATCTTGCTTAGATTCAAATGGAAATATCAAACTTAATTCGTGTAAAAAGTATATGCTATATGTATATACCGTATTCACATTATATACCAACATTAATATCCCAGAAAATAAAATGGTTTTAGCATTTGATGCTCTTGATCGTTATAAATTAATTGATATTATTTTTGCAGAAATTCCAGAAGCAGAACTTAATACATTTAATACAGTACTTCAGATGTGCCAAGATGATATGATGACCAACAATTATGAAATTCATGGATACATAAACAGAAATATTGAGAACGTTACAGCAGAATTTTCTAAAGTTCTAGTTCCAATTGTATCAAATTTAAATAAAAAGCTTGATGAAGTAGACATTGAAAAACTTATACAGGAATTTTTAAAAACACTTAATAATTAAATAAGGAAGTGATCATGTGGCTCAAATTAATACAGCAGCATTACAAGCAGACATTTTGTTATATTTAAAAACATTCGCCAGAACATACGCTAAATTAGCAGCTGATGCTGGCCCTAAAATAGCTAAACAGGCTATTTCTGCATTTTATGGTGCGTATTCACCATCTATATATCGCAGAACAGATAATTTGTTAAATAATTCTTACTCCAGATACTATAAAGATAATGGAACAACAATGTATGGCGGAGTAAGAATAAGCAGTGCCAATATGTCTGAATATCAATATGGTCATTGGAGCGCTGCTACTGTTGCAACACGAACTTGGGCTGCTGGTCAGCACGGACATGTATATACGTTCCCTCCTTTATCCATGGCAGCAATTGGATTAGGAAATCTTTCTGGTCCATTCGCTGCTCAAGCAAGTGCAGTTGCAAAAAATCAGGGTTATTCTGTAATCCATTTCTAATTTGATAAAGGAGTGATTTATAATGCCACAAGACGTAGGTATATTAACGCTTAAGGCTATATATGATCCAAGCAATATTGGAGAAATTACAAGCCAAATTAAAAGCAATATAGAGCAAATTGAAAAAAATGCTGGAACTATCGAAACAAAATTAAAAGCTCCAAACGCAAAAGAATTTAAATCACAGATAGTAAAGTATTCTAAAGAAATCCAAAAATATAAAAACGGTAAGTTAAAAGGTTTCAACTTATCAAATATAATGAATGATTCATTTGAAGCTTTCGCTAATCCGAAAGCTAAAGTAAAAGATTATAGTGAAGGTTTGCATAAAACAGCTAAAAAATTAAAAACTCTTGCTACATCTTTTACAAGTGATGAATTAAATTTAATGAAAGATTTTCGTGCAACAGAGTTAAATTCGGTATTAAATCAAAGAGAGTCAATTGACGCAAAAAAAAATGCTCAAAAAGCGCACGAGGCGGGATACAGAAAAGAAGCTAACGAAATCAGAGCTTCATCTACTAATACTTTAAAATCTGCATATAAAAATAATGAAAAATATAAGGCAGATACTTCCAATGATACAATAAATCAATTATCAGCTTCTTTAGGTCTTGATAAAAAGAAAGAAGCTGCAAATGCTGTTAAAGAATACTCCGAGCTATTATCTCTATTTGATTTATTATCAGAAAAAAGGAATACTCTTTTAAATCCATCATCTATATCAGAAGCAAGAGAAGCAGTCCAGACAGATAAGGATTTACAAAGTATAATCAAAAAAATTGGGGATTCAGAAAGTGAATTATCTAAAGTATACGGCGCTACAAATTTAAAAAGTCCAAAACTAGATGGATTTGGTGCAAATTCTATAGAAGGAACTATCACAAAATTTGTTAATTTAAAAGCTCAGAAATCTACAGATGCTATTGCTGCCGCTGAATTAAAGATGCAGCAATATATTATTGATACAGCAAAAAAAAGAACTGCACAATATACTCAAGCGCAAAATGATGCAATTTCTAAAGCAGAAGAAAAGATTGATAAAAAGCGTGGTGCAAATAATACATTTGGTACAAATACCGTAAGTTCTCAAACAGATGTAGCTTCAGATATTCAAAATACTGGAGAAGCCGCTGAAAAAGCCACTTCTCAAGTAGATAATTTTTCTGACAGTGTGAATGATATGAAAGAGTCTAGCTCCTCTTCTACCGGTGATATCTGGAAAGACTCTTTCGCTAAAATAAAATCTGAATATGCTGATTTGGAAAAATATGCTGTTGATGGCGAAACCGCATTATCTAAATTAGAGGAATTAAAAGAGAAATTTTATGCAAAAGGTTTAAATAAAGAGCAACAAAAAGATTTAATGGGATTTTTCTCAAGGGCAGATTCTTTGGATAAAGAAGTTCCATCTGATACAATGGATGTTGTTGATATGTATTATGATGATTATGAGAGTTTAGTTTCCCGTGTTGAAAAAATGACTTCTGCACAGAAAATTGAAATGTCCAAATTAAAAAAAAAGACATCCTCTACAGATACATCTGCTAATACAGATAATTCTAATACATCTGATTCTTCTATTCAAACTGAAGCTAAATCTGTCGAAGAGTTGCAGGCTAATATAGAACGATTAAATGTTTCTATTGCTGAAATGAAAGAACAATTAGGCTCTTTAAATGGCAACGCATTTGATCAAATGTCTGAAAAAATAGCAAAAATGACAGAAGATCTTCAAAAATTAATGAGTTTATTAAATCAGAAGGATTTGGATAAAATATCTTCTGATTCTACAGAAAATAATCTTATTAACAAATTGAAAGATAAAAAATCATTAAATTGGGATTCAAGTGCTGCTGCTGCACAAATTGATGAAAAAAGTGATGGTTATAATTCTATGGTTGATTCAATTGTAGATTATTATAACACTTTTAAAAATACTGATGCATATTTAAAAAAGCAAGGACAGAATATTGAAGAACGTGCTATTTTATTGAAAAATGGTAACCGCATTGGTTCTGAATATGTTGATTCTAATGGAAAAGGATCCGTAAATATCAAAGACGGTATTACTAAATACAGCCCAGATGCAGTTTTACACACACATCCATATGATACTGAGTTGGATAACTTAAGATTTAGTATGCCAGATATAAAAAATCTTGTTGATGGCACTATTCAGAAAGCGATGTTAATATGTGGTGATGAATTGATGACTATGGATATGTCAGATATCGATCAGAATCAATTTCATTCATTACAAAACGATATTCAAGATATATATAATGCTGTATTCGCAAGATATGGAGCACAACTAGAAAACGGAAAGTTAACAGGCATTTCTGAATTGCCAACTGATATTCAAAACCAGGCGACTAATACATTAAATTATCTTTTAAAAGACGTCTTACAGAGTTATGGTGGAGATTTACTTTTTGATCAGTTTGGTAACGGTCATGGCGATTCATTATATGAAAATGATGCTTTACGTCTTCCAATTATAGATGATACTGAACTTGCAATTTTAAATAAATTTAAAGCTGCAGTCACTTCATTGAATCCAGAAAAGAATTTAAAAAAATTACAGACAGAATATGCTCCACAGGTAGAAGCACAAAAAGCCAAAGAAACAAAACCAAAATCGTCTTATGAATATAAAGAAGATTCTTCTGGTCAGATGGCAATGTTTGACGGTGTAGAAAAAGCTGCTACAAAAGCAAAAACAGCTCAGAATGAGCTTCAAAACGAAATCAAACAGACTAATGAAGTCATCGATGGTCAAATTAGTATGTTTGATAAATTAGATTCTACATCGTCAAAAAGTGATTTGAATAATCAGTCTCGTGCTCAAGAAGAATTAGCAGATGGTATAAAGAAAACTTCTGAAGCTATTTCTAATACATCCTCTATTGAAGGTGTTGAATCAGAATTATCTTCTATTGAAAATTTATCTTCTGCTGTAGACGCTGTAACAGAAGCCGTTGGTAAAAAAACTGAAGCATTTCAAAATGAAGGTTCTGCAGTAACTTCCGCAGTTGAATCCGAGATCAATAGTTTGAAAGATTTAGCTTCTGCAGTAAATGATGTTACAGATGCCAAAAATAAAGCTAAATCACAAGATTCTACAGACACTTCAAAAAAAAAAGATAATTCTAATCCAAATGATCAAAAAAAACATGTATCATCTTCAAAATCTGATAATTCTATTTCTGACATCCCAAGTACTTATGTAAAAAATATTGATAAGGCATTTGACGAGGCAACAAAGATCAATGATGCATTGAAACGTGCCGAAGTTACCCAGAAGAGATTAAAATCTGCATCAACAGAGAATACTCAATCAGTGACTTCAAAAGCTGTATCTGATATTGATACATTAAATAAAAAACTTACTTCTGGACAAGTTACAGTAAAACAATTTGATAACTCAATTCAAAGGATACAAGATAACGCTTCAAAAGTAAGCGCAGCATTAAATAACGGAAATTTATTAAAAAACGATCTTCTTTCTTCTTCCCTTGGGAATATGGAACCGATTGCAAATAAAATTACTTCTACTTTCGATAATTTAAATAACAAACTATCCTCTGGAGAAATATCTGTAAAACAGTACGAATCTGCACTTAACAATATGTCTACTTCATTAAAATCAGTACATGATTATGCTAATAATGCTGACGAAGCAATTGTTAAAATGCAGAAACATGCAAAAGAAGCAAGCAATGGAAGAGCTGTTTTAACTACAACCAAGGATTTAGATAAAGCAGGAAATGAAATTGCAAAAGTTACTGCAGTCTGGGAAGATAATAAAATTACTCAAACCTATACAGGAGCAACAAATGCGATTCAGAAAACTGTTTCTACCACAGAACAGGCCACCGGAAGTATTGGTAAGTTCTTCTCAAAATTACAGAACAAATGGTCTGATGTAGCTCAATATTTAATGTCCTACGTTGGAATGTTCCAAATGTTCGATGTAGTTAAAGATGGATTAGGAATAATTAGAGATCTTGACGATGCATTGACAGAAATGAGTAAAGTTAGCGATGAACCATTAGCCAATCTTAAAGATTTTCAGAAAGAAAGTTTTGGTATGGCAGATGAAATTGGTACTACTGGTATACAAATACAAAAAAGTACTGCCGATTTCTTACGACTTGGTGAAACATTTGATGAAGCGAAAGAATCAGCCAAAGCTGCCAATGTATTATTTAATGTTTCTGAATTCAGCAGTATTGATGAAGCTACAGAAAGTCTTATTGCAATGAGTTCTGCATATAAAGATTTGGATAAAATGGATATTGACGATAAGTTGAATAACATCGGTAATAACTATTCAATCAGTACTGATGGTCTTGCTACAGCGCTTCAAACTTCCGCTTCTGCTCTGACTACTGCCGGTAATGATATTGACAAATCTATTGCGTTGATTACTGCTGGTAATGCAGTTGTGCAGGATCCATCTTCAGTTGGTGCTGGTATTCGTACTATTGCTTTACGATTAACCGGAACAGAAGAAGCAAAAAAGACGCTTGAAGATACAGGTGAAGATACATCTGATTTTATTGTTCAGACAGCTTCTAAAATAAATGATTCATTCAAAGCATTTACTGCTGTTGCATCAAACGATTTTAAAGGTATCAGTCTTCTTGATGATAACGGTAACAATCGTGATACATATGAAGTATTAAAAGATGTTGCAGAAGTATATGATGAAATAATTGCAACAGATAAAAAATATGGTACTAACCATATGAATGGTCTTCTTGAATTAATGGCAGGTAAAAATAGAGCAAATATTGCCGCTTCTATTATTCAGAATGGTGATATGCTGAAAAATGTATACAAAGATTCACAGCATTCTGAAGGCTCTGCATTAGAAGAAAACCAGAAACAATTAGATTCTATTTCAGGTCATTTAGATCAGTTAAAAAATAAATGGCAAGAAGTATGGTCTAATACAGCAAGTCGTGATCAGATTAATTGGTTTCTCGACGCTGGAAAAAGTGCATTAAATATTGTTGATAAAATTGGTTTAATTCCTACTGCTATAGGAATTGGATCCGGAATTAAATCTATATCTAATGCAGCAACAGGTAAACAAGGAATTTTATCTACCCTCTTTGGTTGGCCGAAATCCAAGGCACAATTGATGATAATCAACAGGCCGCTTATCACAGAGAATTATACATAATGGCGTATTAATTACAATGTGGTGGGTTTAAGAGGATAAATATGGGAATAATTCGTCGAAGGCCGCTATTCTATTTATAGTGAAGTGGATGAAATAAAAGTACATTTTAATAATGTATTCCGCGGTAAACGCACGAGCCAACACAATTTACGTTTAGTCGTATGTGAAACATTTTATATGAGAAAGCATACTAAAAATTGTGAAGAGTAGAGAGACTACCCTTCCCAGGAGTATATATATGCCATAATATATATGCTTTCAATGCATAGCCCTTAAGGTCATGACGGTAAATTCCGTCCGGTACTTCTCTTCTACCGTTTTCTAGCGAAGAGAAAGAAAGACACCGCGGTGATCAAGCGCAGTGTCTGTAAGATAAGCTTTGAATTTTAAATTATTGAAATTTAACCTTTAAAACTTTAATTGTGTGGGTTTCACCCCACACTACCAGAGTTGTATTTCTACTTCTCCGGTGTCTCGCTTGCAAACTCGCAATTAAAATCAATGCTTTGTTCTTCTAGGTTTATTGATGTCACGAGTTTGATTGGATTGTGCTGTAACACCATCCATAAAGCTGCAAGTAATGCTAAAACCCTAATGATTTTTTTAATTGCTATTTTTGCAAGCTTAAATTGATGCTCTTCACTCTTCATAGTCCACCTCCCTTCTGCCATATGGCTAAAGTAAATATAGGGGATTTTTGATTTGGACAGAACATCCAATTTTGATATTTCTAATTGTAGGTGTGTGCAAAGCCGAGGCACACTCTCGGCTATCCTACATTCAGAAATATAACACTTGAATTATTGTTTGTAAAGGCAGAACATTAGTTTTTATCTATATAGCAGAAAAGGCACCTCGCGCGAACTGGTGCCATAAAATCACCAAAGGTTTTGCCCTCTGATTCCCGGTCAATATAAAATTGTCACCCTGACATCTAGCTGACCGGTGCGTCGCTTGCAAAGTCGCTCCCAATCTCGATTTGTACAGGATCAATCGTGATTTTCATATCTATACGTGTTGGATCCTTGTGAAGAATCATTACCACAATAAAGATAGGGAAAATCCAATCAATCATACGAGACCAAAGCTTCTTTACAAGCTCATTTCGTTTTTTCTTACTCTTAACCATATTTTCACCTCCTTCCATTATTAGGAAGAAGATTTTTATGTATAAGTATGAAATAAACGAATAAAACAAACTTCTGCTACTGATACATAACAACCACTTTCCTTTAAAAAGCAAAGGTTTATAGGGTTTCGTGTGAAGACGCACAGGCCATGGTGCGTACATGGCCTCTTCACATAGAAAATTATACCAAATTGTCGTTTATTGTAAAGACAGAACGTAGGTTCATAATAATCTCCATAGAAAGTAGATGTTTATATGTTAAATTTTACAATTCCATTTCAGATTCAGTTTGAAAACCAATTTGACGCTTCGGAACTTCAGACACAGTTTTTGTCTGACAGGTTAAAAGAAAATCCAACTGATTTATATGTTGTATCATTTCCTGTGGTTTGCCAAAATTGTCCTCTCCATAAAACACGATTAGGTTGCACCCAATGTAGTCGATATTGTTGACAATTTTTCTATTTACATAACTATAACATTCTTTGAAGAATTATATATTTCAGTTAAGTAAGAAAAATCATTTTTCCATTTTTGTATTGCATTATGCATATTGGGGTTACCTATTCTACTATTAATAAGCCATTGTAAAAAATCCAGTGTCTGTGTAAGTGTTACTATATTTCTTTCAATTAAGAAATGTAATAATTGATGTCTTTCTTCATTTGATATATTGTCATTTGAGTTTACTGTGTAACCACAAATTTTAAAAACTGATTCTGCATTTAAATGTTCAAAAGATTCTACGTCGTTAAGATTATTGTAAACGCGGCATAAAACTTTTCCATATTTAGAGAGAGCTATATAATCATTTTCGTACATATAATATATTTTGCAATCGGAGCAATATACTAACGGAATAATTTTATATGCGATATTATAATAATTATCTATTATAAAGAAAATGCCATTAATTATGTAAGTAGAATGACGATTTTTTGTACATTTACGTAAAGATGATTTAATTATAATATCCGTAAAATCAATAATATCATATTGAACCGGATCTAATATATTGTGTTCAGAATCATACGTATTTCGAGAACTTATTAGATAATCGATAAAAGCATCAACCTTCTCTAATCTTTGTATATTGCTATTATACAAATGAAAAGTTCGACCAATATAATAATATGTCGCTAACTCAATATATGGAACATCGGGGTCCACAGATTGAAAAGGAAGTTCTATAATAATAGAATAGTCAAATTTTAATTGCTGATAATTGAAAATTTTATTTATACGTACAGTTAAGAATCTATATGAATCTACAGGAATTATAGAATATGTATCCCACATTAATTTATCTTTATTGAATTCAATATCGCATTCAATAAAAATATTTTTGCAGCAATTGACTATTTCATTATCTCGTCGGGTAGATTTAAAAATTTCAGCTATAGGAATTTGAAAATTATTTGATAAAATATTAATTTCTGCTTCCATTGTAGAAAATATTCGATTATTTTCAGAAGAATAATTTTCATTTATATATTGCGCGATTTGATAATATACATCCATAAAATTTATATTATGTTGTTGACAATATATAAAAATATTTCCCCATACATAGTTATACATGTTTTTCTCCATATGAAAGATATTATTTATAGGAAATTGTTATCTTCCAGGTCTCCATCTATAACCACATTTCTGGCAAACATTTACAGGCTGACCTGACCCGAAGAATCCGGTAAATATAGAATATCCTCTTGATGTAGTTGAAAAATATATTGATCCGCACTTTGGACAATGTGGTTTATTAAGATTATTTTCTATGTCACGGAAGTCTCTATGGACATATCCTCTAGGTTTAACTAAATGATAAAAATACGGATCCCCTGTAGGAACAAAATTTTGCGGTGCTTTTTGAAACCTTTTAATATATCCAATTAGTTCATTACGGACAGCACCATCAACTGGCATCCCAGCATTTGTAATGATGTTGTATGCCTCTGACATTTGTGACGGTGTTATTTTATCTTCTGGCCTAGCAATACTAACAATATATTTTACTAATTCAGATAAATCATACTTATTTCCATTATACTCACATATGTTTTGTTCTTTTTCAATTTCTTTTTTTAACGGGTAGCCACAATGAATACAAACCTCAGAAGCATCTGAAATTTTCTTCCCACATTCAGGACAATCAATCAATGCCATACCTTATCTCCTTTTTTTTTGTACTATAAATAATAGATAGAAACTATTATATCATAAGCTGTTTAAATCATCAAGCGCTGGAGATGAAGTATCAAATATTGCTTCTGGTCTTAAAGTTGCATCAAAAAATGGTATTCCTCTTAAAGATTATCTAAATACATTAGATGATATTGATGCAGATAAATTAGGAAAAGCTTTTAACCTTGCCGGTTTCCCAAAAGAAGTAATGCAATCAGCAACAGGGGCAAGTAAATTTGGAGAATCACTTTTAGATGTCATAGATGCTTTTGACTTATTTAATTCAGAAACTTCCGGATTTAAAGGCAAAATCAATACCATTAAAGATGGTTTTTCTAAAGGTGCAAAATCTATTACATCCGGAGTTGGAAAAGTATGGAGTGCTTTAAAAAATTTTGCTGTGACACCTTTAGGTAAAATAACTGGAGGAATCGCTCTTGCGACCGCAGCTTATAGTACATATAAAGCACTTCAAGAACGTGGATACAAAAAAGCAACAAATCAGAGTAATGAATGGTCCGAAAGAGATAAAACTCTTACCGATCAAATTGCTCAATATGAACAGTTAAAAACTCAGTTAGATTCTGGAGCATTGTCTGCTCAGGAAGAATATAATATTCGTTCTCAGATTTTAGACATCCAGAACCAAATCGTAGATACTTATGGATCGCAAGTATCAGGGATTGATCTGGTAAACGGAAGTTTACAGACTCAGCTTGATTTATTACAGCAAATTCGTTCTGATGATCAAAGTGATGCACAGAAGTTTCTTGATGACAATAGTGGTTTCTTTGGAGGCGCTAGTACCGCCAAAAGAAAAATGGAAAAAGAAGAAACATATTCTATTGTATCCGGTTTCCAATCCGGAACTGAACAAACAGATATAATTGATAAGGCTATTAAATCTGTTAATGAGAAATTTGGAAAAGAACTTCTTAAACCAGATATTAATACTACGACTGGGGAATATCAACTTAATTTCAAAGGAAATGTGACCGAAGCCAATAATGTATTGACAACATTCAGAGATACACTAGAACAAATTGAGGCAGAAAGTGATCAGGCCGGTCAAGGATTTTTTGATAATATTTATGATGGTATCGCAAGTAGTATCAAATCTAATGATGATGTAATAGATAAATGGCAAGATTTATACGATCAAACTCGAAAAGCTGAGTTACTTACAGATAAAACTCAATATGGTCCTGGAGACAATCAGAAGAAAGCAACAGAATGGTTAAAGGATTATTCAGAAGCTGTAAATAATTATAATGACGCGTTAACCTCCGGAAGCCAATCTTCCATTGATACCGCCAGAGAAGCATATCAAAACACGTTTGATTCTTTACCAAAAGATTTAAAAAAAACATATCAACCAGAAATTGATGAAATCACTGATTCTTTAGATGAAGCAAATGTTAAGAAAAATGAATTTTCTCAAGGACTTCGTGGAGCTGATGGATACGACAAAGATTTAAAGAAAACAGCTGATGCAGTTAAAGCATTGAATTTGGATGAGGATGGACTTTTAAATCTTATTCAGCCAGGTTCAAAAAATATTAATAAAGACATCCAGAGTCTTATTGACGCTGCTCATGAGGCCGGTGTTATTACTGGAACTTCAAGTGTTGATGAACTTACACCATTAATATCTTTACTTGGAGAACTTGGCGTTGTTTCTGTTAATGCCGCATCCAAAATTGATACTACTGCCCTATCCGCTGAACAACTTGCAGAAAAAGTAACTGCAGCACAAGCTGCAATATCTAATGTAAATTCTGCTATGTCAGCTTCTAATACTGATGCTGGACTGTCATCTGATAATATGTCTGCTATCGCTGAATCATTTGGTAAGTTAGATAATTATAATGCTGGAGCATTATTTACTAATACCGCTAAAGGTATCAAAATGAATTCTGATGCATTGAAAGATCTAATTCAGGCACAGCACGATGCCGATTCAAAAGATCTTGAGGCACGTATTAAAGGTCAGAATGAAGAACTTCTCAAACAGAATCATATTCTAAAAGATGCTGAGAAACAAAATGATCAAGGGGCTGTGAACGCTGCAAAAGAGCAAATTGCCAACATTCAAGCTGCTATCGATATGATGGAGCAAGGACGTTCTCAGTTATTTGCTTCTTATCAGCAACAGATGAAAGAAGTTTCTGACTTCCAGGCAATTCAAAATGCCAAAAGCACTGCGAATGCTGGTAATCAGTATGATTCTATGGTTACTGACATAAAAACAGCTAAAAAGGCACTTGATAATGGACTAACTAACACTGATGATTTTAAATCTGTGGCTAAATATCTTTCTCCTTATGGATTTGATGATGCGGATAATTTCGCTGAAAATTATAAAAAGGCAACAAGGTATTTTACAGATGATCAATCAGGTATTATCAACTTTTTAACTGATCTTCAGTCTAAAGGACTTGCAGCTCTTAATACATTGAGTGACGGAACACAGCAATGGACAACCACATTTGGAGATGCTGAAGAAGCAGCTAAACAAATGTATATGGGCCAGGAATGGTTCGATGATATGTTTAATAAGGCCGAAGAATATGGAGCATTTAATTCATTCATTTCTTCTGCTGAAGAAGGAAAACTACAGATTGAAGATATTGCAACTAAACTTGCAGACGCTAAAACAAAAATGGCAGAATTGCAGGCTCAAGGTGCAGATCAGTATGCTTTAGATAATCAACAGGCAGTTATTGACAAATATACTGCTCAGTTAGAAAGTTCTCATAAGGCTTTAGATGATTATACTGCAAATAGTGGTAAAAAATATGCCGAAGAACTTCAAACTGCTAAGAAACAGCTTGACCAAATGAGCAAAGATATCGCTGATGAGTCAGATGCAAACGTAAGAAGGCAACTTGAAAATAACTTTGACGCTCTAGCTAAAAAGTACGGAATTGATACCAAAGATTATGCTGTAGACGAAAAATCTTATCGTAAAAAGATGGATTCACTTGGTGTAAATACATGGGAAAATCCTGCTTCTGCAAAAGATATGGGATTTGAAAAAGGTACTCAAGAAGCAAAAGATTACGCTTCTGCTGTTGAAACATTAAAGAAGGCTCATGAAGAAAATGATTCCGCCATGGAACAGGCATTTAATACTCTTTCTAATTATAATTCTGAGCAGTTAGAAGGAATTAAATTAGGTGATGGAGCTTATAACGTTGATGGTCTCAAAGACGCAGAAGATGCATTACAACATATCGCTGATCAAACTGGACTTACTAAAGAGCAAATTGTTAGTGCATTACAAGGTCTTGGCGTATTAAAAATAGATACTGATACTACTGATTTGACAAAATTGAATGAAGAAGCCACCACTGCTCAAGAAAAATTGAATGAATTAACTGGCTCCACTTATAAGTTTGATTTTGACACATCAGATTTGGACACTATTAATAAACAAATTGAAAAGGCAAAAGAGCAATTAGCACTATTTCAGACAACTGACTCTGAGGGTAATAAACATATTGACTATTCTCAAGAAGGTGCTAAAGAGGCAACTACTGTTTACGAAGCTTCAATTCGTCAACAGCAAAACGCTGAATATGGAAACTCTTCTATTTCGCAGGTAGATACTTCATCTATTGAAGGAACTACAAGAGACTGCATTGTTGCTGCACAGCAATTTATGCAAGCCAAAAATGAAATGGATGTTCAAACTCAGTTGGCTCAAGAAGGTGCTGAAAATACGCTTGATGACGCAACACAAAAATGTCAGACAGCATATGAAAATTTGCAAACTGTTGCAAAAGATAATAATATTGATATAGACACTTCTGATATTCAGACTGCCGAGGATGAATTACTTGGTTTAACAGATCAAGATTTGTCAGCGAAGTTTGATATAGATACTTCTCAGCTTAATGCCGCTCTTAGTGAAGTACAACAGCTTCAATCTGAAGGTAAAATTAATTTCCAAATTAATCTTGATATTAATGCAGACACAATGTCAATTGATGATATTGATACTAAAATACAAGAATTAACTAATGAGAAAAAATCTTTAATAATTCAGAATGATGTTGAAGGCGCTGACAAGGTACAAAATCTTATTAATTATTTACAAGAATTAAGAGATAAAAATATATCTGTTGTAGCAGCAACTGAAGGAGTCGATTTAGTTAACCAATTACAGGGAAGAATTTCTGAATTACAGGACAAAAATGTTTCTATTGATGCAATTGTTCAAGATGCAGAAGTTTCTGATTTAGTTGCACAAATTGCTGCTCTTCCGCCAGAAGTTCAGATATCTATTGGTGTAGATGAAAGTAATGTAGGAAATGCAGAAGCTATTAAAGCACAGATTGAATCTGATCCTGCAAGTGTTAGTGTAAATTATACCAAAGGTGATCAGGAACCTGCTGAGGATAAAAAAGCTGATGTAAATTATACATTAGGATCTCAGGAGCCACCGCAACCAAAATCAACAGATGTAACATATACTTGGGGTGGGCAGGATCCGCCTAAGCCAATGACGGCTTCTGTCACTTATATAGGTAGCCCAAGTAAAACAGTTCCTGCTACAGGCACATTTAAAGCTTCTGCTACTGGTAGCGCTTATAATATGTTAAATATGACAGCAGCTTACGCCAAAGGTACCAATGTCGGCATTAAAGACGACGGTCCATCACTTGTCAATGAAGTAGGTATTAACGGTCACTCTGAATCTATAGTGCGTGATGGAGTATGGAGCCTATTACCTGGCGGCGCTCACATAGAGAACTTGAAAAAAGGAGATATTATTTTCTCCGCTTCTCAAACAGATGCGTTGTTAAAACATGGTGCTATTTCTGGACATGCAAGAGCATATGCTCAAGGTTCTTTAAGAGATTCTAGCATGATTAATATTGCTCCTGCTCATTATACTACTGGGTCAAGTAGTTTAACTATTAAAAAGCCAACTGCGTCTACGCCAACAAAACAAGACACCAATGCCAATACTCATGCTCTTAGCAAGAATACCAATGCTGTTAATAATAATTCCAAATCTACCTCAAAGGCAATTGATGAATTAATCAAAAAGTTTGATACAAATGTAAAAGACTGGATTGAAATTGCAATTGATCGTACTGAGAAGTTGCTTAATAAATATCAGAACAATGCTGAAAGTGATTATACTGGATATCACAAATCTGATTCCTATTATAAAAAATCAATCGAAACCCTCACCACTGAGATTTCTCAACTTGAACAATCTTTAACAAAATACAAAGAGTATTCTGATCAAGTAGCAACTGGTGTAGGCCTCTCAGCGGATCTCAAGCAAAAAGTTCAGAATGGTACTATTGATATTCAACAGCTTACTGAGGAAGATAAGAAACGTGTTGATGCTTACCAGAACTGGTGGAATAAATATCTTGATGCTCAGGAGAATCTTGAGACTAAGAGACAGGATCGTCTGGATCTGGCTAAAGCTAGAGTTGAAAATGTCTATGAGAGATACGATGCAATGGCTGGAAAACACAGCTCTACAGCTGAATATTATAAGACATTGCAGGAAAATCGTGTAAAACATGGTCTTTCACAGTATCCTGGAGCTAAAAATCCATCTATTTGGTATAAAGAGATGGGTAAACAGTATGATTCCTTAGCAAAAGAAAAGAAAACCAGACAGAACGAGGCAAAGCAAGTCAAAGATAAAATGAAGGAGTATCTTAAAACTCCAGGAGCCAAGAAAACTGATAAAGCATATCTTGAGCTGGTTAAAAGTCAGACAGAATTAAAGACTACTATTATTAGTCTTGATAATGATATGCTTGATCTGAAACAGGCTATGGAAGACGCACGAGAAGAACACCTTCAATGGAAAGTTGATCGTTGGGAACGAGCAGGATCTAAACAGGATGCTGTTATAAATTATAAGAAAATCACCACCGATCCAACACGACGAATCTCCGAAAAAGATTATACAGAACGTATTAAAACACAAAGTAATGAAATGGTTGCTTTGGAAAATAAACGTCAACAAATTTCTAACTGGTTAGCTCAACATTATGAAACTCCTAATAATGAAGAATATCAGAAAAAGGCAGAAGAATTGGCAAGTATCGATAAAGAACTTATTCAAGGTATGCAAAATATCGAAGAATGGAACAAAGAAATACTTGCACTTCGTTGGAAGCCAATTGATGACCTTCAGGATAAGCTTTCTACTGTTGTATCTGAACTTCAGACAGCTCAGAAATTATTAGGAGATGCCGATAGCTTCTATAATGACGATGGATCATTTACACAGAATGGCCTTACGAATATTCTTCTTATTCAAGAACAGATTGATACTACAAAAGATAAATTGGCAAATTATCGTGAAAGTCTTAATAATTTAGACAAATTATATAAAGCTGGATGGTATAACGCTGATGAATATAACCAGAAACATGCTGAAATCTTAAAGAATCTTCAGCAGGAATCTTCCACTTTAGCTGATTTGAAGCAGAACATGCTTGATATGTATACCACTCAGGTCACTAAAGAAAATGATCTTCTGCAGAAGAATATCGATAAGAGGAAAGACGCTCTTTCTGCTAAAGAGAAGTATTATGATTATGATAAGACTTTGAAAAAGAAATCTAAAGACATCAACACTTTGAAAGCACAAATTGCTGCTCTCGAAGGAACAAGTTCTGCTGCAAGTAAGGCAAGACTTGAAAAATTAAGAGCTGAACTTTCTGACGCTGAAGACGACATGGCTGATACTATGCATCAGCATGAAGTTGATATGAAAAATACGGGTTATGAGAATCTCTCAGAATCTGCAAATAAAGCTCTTGATAATACTCTTGATGCTGTAAAGAAAAATGCTGCATTCCAGAATGCTATTATAAGTAACATGTTATCTAATGTGACATCAAATTATGATAGCACCTATAAACATCTTGGTGATGTTATGGATTCATTTGGTATGAAAGTTTCTCAGACATTTGACCAAATGATTACTAAAACAGCAAATTTCAATACTGCGGCCGTAAATGCAACAAAAGCATGGCAGACTATTACCAGTATGAATACGTCTGCTCCTTATAAGGGATCACAGACAGCTCAAAACGCTGGTAACGGTGCTATAGATCGTAATGATGATAAGAATGGAGCCGGTGATTTAAATGACGGTAATAAGAGATGTGTCTTAAAACTTGATAAACATACTATTTATCTTCTTGACGGGGGTAAAGATAGTGTTAAGCTGAAGGCGTCTTGGACAGGCACACCAGCCGATCCTAAAATTACATGGACATCAAGCGATGAAAAAGTAGCTATTGTAAATAAAAGCGGTAAGGTTACTGCAAGGCAAAAACTTGGAAAAACTATAATTACCGCTTCTGGAGATGGATCAAAAGACACTTGTACCGCTTACGTAATAAGATATAGTGTCTATACAGCTATGAAAAAATTTGCCGATGATCGTGGTTTTTCTATGTCTGATGATGAATTAAGGGCTGGCTTAGAGTACGGTTATAATTCTAAAGGTAAAACTCAAGATGATTATAATAATGGATTATTAAAGGCAAAACTTTCAAACTGGTTTAATGCTCTCCCGGCAAGATCAGAAGGAACCGGTAATATTCCAGACGGAACCAGTGGTTTAGCTTCTTATTTCATGAAGAAAGGCAAAAAAGTAAATCGTAATAATTTACAGGAACTGGCAAATATTCTTGGAATCGAAACACCAGGAGCTTCAAAATATGAATCTTGGGGAAGTCCTCTTAAGAATAAAATCCTGAAAGCATACAAATCTTATGGTTTCTCTAAAGGTGGAGTTGTACGTAACGGTATCCCGGCAAGCATACTTGATATGATTGGTGCAGATGCTTTAATTCCACGAGGGGATTCCACTCTGATTGGTGCAAACCCAGGTGAAACTGTTCTGACTGAAGAATTTACAAAACAACTGAAGCCTACAGTTGCTACTCTCAATGAGTTCAATGAAAGAATGGCTCGGACACAACCACTAACTTCTATCCCGTCTAATAATACTACAAACAATGTTTCTGATGAATATAATTTCACAATCAATGTTGCAAGTATTTCAGGCGATCAGGATATTAAACAACTTGCTTATAAGATCAGTGATATTATTGCTGATAGAAGCAAACGTAACATGAGAAAACTATGATTTATATAAAGGGACTGTGCTCAATGTACAGTCTCTTTTTAAATAAAATATGAAAGAGGTGAAAAAATAATTGCTACAGTTTGAATTTAATGGACATACATCTGATGAATATAATTTGATAGTTACTGGTATAAGTGAAAATGATAATATTGCAGCAAAAGATTTACAGTTAGGGCAGAAAAATAAATATCGGCCAAGAGAAAATCATTTTGGTGCAATATATAATGGAAACTACTCTTTTGTTGTTGGTGCAATGAAGAATCCGTGTAGAAATCATAATGTAATCCCAACAATAAAGAATGGGATTCTTAAATATGATAAAACTTACACTCCTACTTTAAAAAATGGAATTCTTACATTTCCAATGAATTATACTGCTTCTATCAAAAATGGTATTCTAACTTCTAACAATTCAGATTATCTATTATCTAATGATGTTCGTAGAATCAATGCATGGTTGACTTCTCCTCAATATCCCAAACTTTTTAGATTTATTGATGATGAATATTTTTCAGAGCAGATAGAATTTTTTGCAACCATTACAGAAGTGAACACAGAACACACATCTCTTCCATATGATTTAACATTTCAAGTAACCTGTGATGCTCCATGGGGATACACACCTGAAATTACTCATAATTTTACTTCATCTTCTGTCCTTACAAGAAGATATACGATCACCAATAATTCTGATTGTTATGAAGATTATATTTACCCAATGATAAAAGTATCTCCAAAAAGTCATGGAACAATCACTATAAAAAATGTTACTGATGACAACAAAACTATGAGAATAAATAGTCTTAAAAATGATGACTTTTATATAGATTGCCAGCATTTAAAAATCTATGACATTACAAATTCTATTGTTACTTTTGAAGATTTAGGAATTTCTGATGTGGATGATATTTATTGGCCAAGGTTAGCTTATGGAGATAATATATTCGAATTTACTGGAGATGCTGAATTTGAAATCTCATATAGAGAGCCGAGGAAGGTTGGTGCGTTTGCATGAAGATAAATCATTATTATGATGTTTATAACAGAACAGAACCAGCCATTATATATCTAGCCAAACCGGGCAAAAGGTTATTATGTGCTCTTGGCGGGATTGATACCTCTTCTGTCTCTTTAAGTCTTAGGACAAATAATACAGCAGAACTTACATTTACTGTTGATAAGTACGTTGATGAAATGATATCTGATGGTTATGAAGAACTTGATGAATTCATGGAGTTGTTTTGTGACGGAATCTGGTTTAAAATCGTCGATCCTCCAGATATCACAAATGATGGCATGCAGGAAACCAAAGAAATTACAGCTGAATCTTATGAGATCATGCTGACACAGTATCATTTGAATGAATTCAAGATTAATATGGGTGAAGAAGGATCATATGAAATGATGTATCAGAAAGAACATGATACAAGTAAATTTTATCAGGTAAAGTTTCATGATCCTGATAATGAAGATTTGAGTTTCTTACATATTGTTTTGAAACATGGAGATGTTCCTGGTTGGAAGATCGGATATGTAGATAATATCACTCCAGATGATGATGGAGTACTGCTTCCAAATAGTATATGTAATTTTGATGTTGATGATAAAAGTGTTTATGCATTTTTGACGCAGGAAGTGTCGCAGGCATATAAATGTATCTTTGAATTTGATACCGTAAATTTACTTATTAATGTATATCGCCCGGCAAGTCTTGGAAAAGATACGAATGTTGTGCTTGGATTTAGAAATATTCAGGATGATGTTACGATCAGCAGAGATAACAGTTTGGTTACTCAATTTTATGTGGAAGGACTTGAGGGATATTATATTGATGCTGCAAACTATGGTACCAATGTTATTGAAGACTTAACATACTTCTGTAAAGAGCCATATATGGATGCAACTCTGCAAGAGAAATATAAAGCATGGCAGGAATACAGAGAAGCACATAGGGATGAATATTGTAATCTTTCTAAAGAGTATAATAAAAATCTCGAAGTATTGACTGAGCTTATGAACAGAGTCCCGGTAGATAGTGCTCAAACAAGTTGGTTTGGAAAAAAGGTTGACGATCTTAAAGAAGCATACGATGCTAACATGGCTATTATTAAAGGTCTGGAAGCAATTCATGTTGATGAAGAAGGAAATTTCGATCTTAATGATTTAAAGAATTCTTCTGATTGGCCCATGTATGAATCAATTATGAACTATACTCTCCCATCTATTGTAGCTGCATTACAGGCACAGGACGAAACTGTAACAGGATACGGAAAAGGTAACACTATGTCCTGCATAAATCCTGTAGTCCTTGATGAGTCATGGTTCTTGACCGGATCAGCGCAGTTTACAACCGTACAGATTGATAATGCTCCGGCATGGGGAATTACAAGAGGAGTCAAAGTATCTGGAAATGGTGGGATTTATCAGCATAATATATCTATAGAGCCTAGCCAGAGATACACTTTAAGCTGTTTTGTCAAAGGCTCCGGTACATTTTATCTTGGATATAATAATACTGGAGAAGAAAGAAAAACCGTAAGCTATCAGATCACTTCTTCCTGGCAGAGAGTATTTACATCATTCAATTTGAATTCACACTTGATTGATGTGTCATTTACTGGAGATTCAGAGTTTACTGCTTGTGGATTCCAGTTAGAAATGGGCGACTCTCCTACTCAGTTTGGATATTTTACTCAGTCTGAATCAACAATGAAAGCTTATGAAACCGACTGGAAGCTTTATGGAATTGCAGAGTTGAAAACTAAGATTGCTACTTATGACGGATGCATCAAAGAGCTTAAGAAAAACGGATATTCAGGAACTTATAATCCTCTCTCTGATTATCAGGAAGCATATTTCACACAGATGCATCAGAAATATTTGGATTACCAGAATCTTAAGTCTCAAGCTGAAGCTGCTCTGGCAGAACGTCAGGCCGAATATGATGCTGCAAAAAAGCCAGAAATACAAGAAAAAAGGAATCAACTTGCGAAAGATGTTCTGATAGAAAACTTTGGGAAAGTACAGGACAAACTCCCAGGCTTTACAGATAAGGAATTATACATTATAAAGAGTCTGTATTCTCAGGCAACTTATACAAATGAGAATATCATTGTTACTACTCTTGATTCTACTGTTGATGCAGTAGATAAATCAGTCACCTTATACAAAGATGCTCTTGAGGAACTGTATGTAGAGTCTCATCCACAATATACATACACAGATACGGTGGATAATATTTATGCTCTACCAGAGTTTAAAGAATATCATAAGCAGCTCTCAGTTAATGATTTTGTTCGTCTCGGACTCTCTGATACACGCTATGTTAAGCTTAGAGTAATCAATATTACTTATAATCCATGTGATCTTGATGAATCTATGGAGTTGACTTTCTCAAATGTCATCACTTACAAATCAAAGAAAGATGACTTTACAAATCTTCTGAACGATACAGTTAATACTGCCGATCGTAATGGCGGTAGAGTAAGTTCAGTCAATAAATCTAACACTACGGATTACGTCATTACTGCTGATGTAATCAAACAGATCTTTTCAAACCCTATATTTAATACAATGATGGGTGGAACTTCTGCTGGCGGAGCGGGATCCGGCGGAAATATTAATGCTCAGACTATCGTGGCTGAATTGGTCAAAGCTAAAGAAGGTGTATTTGATAAACTCACAGCCGATACTGCTTTTATAAAGTATCTTGATGCAAACCTGATATCCGCAGATACTATTGCTACTCGTGTACTTAATGCGAAACAGGCAAATATTGATAAGTTGTCAGCTAAGATTATAGAATCTAACCAGATTAATGCTGATATGATCAATGTGAAAAATCTCCTGGCAGGGAATGCTGGTGTAGGTAATCTTCAGGCAGTGCATCTTACTGCTCAGAATGTAACTATTGACCAAGCAGTAATTACGAATCTTATTGCTAAAAAGATGACTGTAGCTGACTTAAATACTCATACTGCTACTGCGGATGAGTTTATGATCATTTCTAGTGGTAAAGCTGGTATTGCCTTTAAGAATAGTACTCAGCAGTTTTATGATTCAACAGGAGCTGTCAGAGTACAGATTGGTCAGGATGGTACCGGGAAGTTTAATTTTGTTGTTAAGAATGGTGATAAGACAGCATTATTTGATGAAAATGGTATCACTCAGACAGGTATTCCTGATAACACCATTATTAACAATATGATTACTAATGGAACTATCGGTAAAGAGAAATTAAGCTTCACTCTTGTAGAACCAAATGAACAAGGCGGAATTGATATCAGCCAGGTATATCTTGATGGTAAACAGTTTGGTCAGCAGTATACTTCATTCAAAGACCAAACAACTGAGCAAATCACTAACATTACTGATCCTAAAAATGGTCAAATCGTACAGAGTATACAAAATAGTTTGTTTAATAAGGACGGGTCATCTATTTATACCAAATATACAGAGTATAAACAAACTGTTGATGGAATTACTCAGACGGTTTCAAATAATAAGTTTGATACGGACAAAAAGCTTGATGCTGTATCTACATCTATAACACAGACTGCTGATAAGTTGAATCTTATTGCTACCGGTGGAACTGGAGAATCTAAATTAGAGCTGACTCCAGACTTTATAAATCTTGTTTCGTCTAAGGTTGTTGGTATTAAAGCAGAACAGATCAATATTGATGGTGTGATTACAGCAATCAATACCAATGGTACTGCAGGTAAGACTCAGATTGATGCTGGAGCTATCAGTACAGAGAATGTTAATGCTCTCTTGATCAGAACAGGAAAGCTAAAATCTAATAATTACAAAGATCCTTCAAACACTTCTCCTCTTTATTCCCAGGCTGGAACATTGATTGACATGGAGAATGGCGCTATTACTTCGAAGAACTTTAGTATAGACGCTTCAGGAAATGCTCATTTCAAAGGTGATGGAGAGTTTGGCGGAAAGATTTCTGCTAATTCCGGTTATATTGGTGGTGAAAAAGGTTTCGTTATTGAAGCTGGAAAATTATATTCTGGATTAAAAGATTTTCCTGCTAAACAGCCCTCTTCTATTTCAGCGAATAAAAATGTATATGTAGGAACCAATGGAATTGCTCTCGGTGATGGTAATTTTATGGTTGATTCCAATGGTAAGTTGTATGCTAGTCAAGGTGAATTCACAGGAAAGATTATAACTAACGATGGATTGATTGGTGGATGGAAGATATATGCTAATTCATTGAGTAACACAGATGGAAGCATCAGTATAAGTCCAGATGGAATTCAATGGGGAAAGTATCTTAATATCAATAGCAAAGGAGCTACATTTAGTGGTGAGTTATCAGCTGCTACTGGTACATTTACAGGTGCAGTTACTGCCACTTCTCTCACTCTTAGCGGCTGTAAGATTGATTATGATACAGATATTAAAAATAAGCCCGATATTCCATCAGACTTGACTTTATATATAAAGCAAGATGGAACTATTGGAAAACTTACAGAAGAAGTACAAAATATTCCAGCTGGTACAAAAGGATTTAAAGTATCATCTGATGGTTTACTTCAAGCCTCAAACGCTGTTATTTACGGAACTATTTATGCTTCAGCAGGTACTTTTTCAGGAATCGTTGACGCTACAGAATTATCTGCTAAACAAGCATACTATTTATATGATAATTATTTATCTGATAAAATGCAAATCATATGGACTAACTCAAATCAATATTATTGGGATCCTAGCAGTGGATATAGCGGTTTTGAAATTGGTATACCAAAATCATCAGGGCGCAATGGTATTGTATTCACAAGTCAAAGACGGACAGATGACACATACCAGTCATGTTTACTTGAAACGAGAAATGGAATTGACGGAAGTTTAGATGATATTTGTTATAGTTCAGTAGATACAACTATTATAAAATCAGATGATTCAGTCACATCTACATTTGTACGCTTTACGACAAGTAATAATAGTCAATTGGGAGAAATTACATTTTCTATTGCTAGTGATAAATACCCATGTTTTATTCCTGGATATACAGATGTAGAAGATAATTCCGTAAAGGTAAAATTAGGTACTCAAAATCATAAATGGTATCAAGTATATACAAATAATTTATACGCAGATGGTTCTGTTAGATTTGGTGGAATTAGCAAGAAAAGTGAAGCAACGAAATACCTTGTAATGGATGATAGCGGTAATCTTGGTTGGAGAACAGGTAATGCTTCTGGTGGTGGTACTTCTGGTAATTATATTCCCATGACTGGTACAATGGTTAATAACAAAATAACCCCTGTAACTGGAACTGTTCACATGAAAAATGGTTGTGGCTGGGATATGACTAATTCTTCCGGACAAGAAGTAACGGGAATATATTGCACTAATAAAAATTTAGTTGTTATTGCTGATAAAGATTATGGTTCTCTTTTACGTGGGACTACCATTTCTATTGGCCAATCTAATAGTAAAATTTACATGTCACCGCTTTCTCCTTCTAGTGGCACAAAATTTATTACTATTGGTTCCGATGGGCAACTTTCTACCGCAAATGGTGGAGCAAAAGGTGAAAAAGGTGATCCTGGACCACAAGGACCACGAGGATATACGGGTAATGATGGAAAAGGTTGGGTTGCATCTGGATATGTAACAATAAAACCATCTGCTGCTGGTACGCCAACTGCAAAAACAATAACGTATTCCAATGGATCAAATGTAGTAGCTTGTGCCGAAACAAGTGTGCCAGGGACAACAGTCGTAGGCGTAGGAGTTGCAGATGTAAGTTCAACATCTTGTAATATATATCTTACAAGAAAAAATACAAGAGAAACAAATGTAAGGTACATTGTAACATCATAAAATAGGAGAATTATATATGGGATATATTAATAATCAAAAAACAGAGACTACATTTTTAGATATGGATGGAAATGAAGTAATAGTTGGAATGCATATCTATCCTCCATCAGGAGGACAAGAATTACGTGTTGCATGGTTTCAATCAGACTACGATGAATTTGGAGATGTTCTGATGTGTCAGCAAGTAAACGATCTTGACGCATTTTCTCCTATTACTGTAGAAAATTGTGCGTCAACATGGAAAATATTAAAGAAATAGAAACGCTTAAACAGACTATGGATTACTCCATAGCCTGTTCTATTTAGGAAGTGAAAAAATATGACAAAACAAGAATACAATGAAAAACTTAAACAAATCAAAGAGCACAATAAACAGATTGAAATGAAGCGAAATCTTAAAGAAGCAAAGGTTAAAAGATTCCAGTTTAAGAAACCAAATACAAGTAAGTTAATTGTATTTGTAGTATTCCTTATCTGCTTACAGATTCTTTGGTTTAGTGAGCATATGGTAAACCTAACCGGTGATACAAGTTATATGTATGCTCTCATCGGTGTACCAGCAGCTTTAATTCCTACGATTTTAGGATATTATGCAAAAGCCAGTAAAGAAAACCAGGTTGGAGGTATTACTTACGATACCGCAATGAGTAATTTAGAAACACAAGAAAAACCTGTATACGACATTGAATCAGATGATGAAGCTGTCGGATAAAACAAACTAATCAGGAGGTATAGCTATGGATGTCAAACAGAATATTCAGGAAATATTATATCTAATTATTACAGGTATTGTTCCACTGCTTATTACTTATGGAATTATATTCCTGAAAGTAAAGATTAAGGAACAGGAAAAGAAATTAGAAAATGATCAGCTTATAAAATATATTGATGCTGCTACTGATGCTATTAGTAAAGCTGTACTCACCGTAAGTCAGACTTATGTAGATACTTTGAAGAAAGAAGGCAAGTTTGACGCAGAAGCTCAGAAAACTGCTAAACAGATGGCGATTGATAAAGCTAAGGCCTTAATTACAGCAGAGTCTAAAGCAGCTATTGAAACATTATATACAGATTTCGAAGCATATCTTAATGATGCTATTGAGTCTTTAGTTAAAGAAAATAAAGATAATAAATAAGAATAAAGGAGTACAAGGATATGAAGAAAACACTTACTAACGCAGAAATTATTTCACTTTATAATACACTCGAAGCAATCAATAGTCGTACAGATTTAGTCCCAGGAGATGTTGATGTATTCTTTGCAAATTCAAAGAATTTAAAAACATTAAAAGCATCTGCTGATAGTATTTCTGAAATCGTACAGGAAGTTATTAATAAGCATTTTACTGATGACAACTCTCATGCAGTTCTTGATGATGATGGTAATGAGACCGGAAACAGAGCTTTAAATGATGATATAAAAGATGAGATTGTTAAATTAATTAATTCTGACATCAATAAAATTTATTCTAAAACTGAGGATTTAGAAATCGTTACTATCCCTGAAGAATCTTTGAAGAAAATGTTTAGTGCTAATGCTGAAAAAATGACGTTTGCTGAGATGACTATTATGAATGAGTTCATTGAGGAGCGTGAGATGTAATGTCAGTAATTGATTGTATTAAAGGAATAATAACCGATACAGGCATACAGAAATATGACTATGAATCATTGGCTAATCTCCCAATATCAGACGCAAGTTTAACTAAAAAAGGAGAATTTGCAGATGCATTTATTGTTGGTCAAAGATTTAGTCAGGTTAACAGTTCTATAGATGAATTGAAGCAAAAAAATACTTCTGAAGATGAATCTATAGAAGCTATAAGAAATGAACTTAATACTGTTCAGGCAAACCTCAACTCTAATGTGCAAGCTATTAATAATACCATTGGAGAATTAAAGAATACTATAGGCACATTGCAAAGTACGATAAGCCAGTTACAGACTAATTTACAGTCTTTAACAACTAGAGTCACTGCATTGGAAAATAAAAAATAGGCTGATATTTTATCAGTCTATTTTTAATGAAAGGAGGCCGCAATGTATACATTAAAAATCACAGATGAAAATACTGTTGTCACTACGGTCAAAGAAACTTTGATGGAACGTAGTAACTATGTTGACAAAATTCAAATTGTTACAAGTAAAATGTATAGAGAACAGATTGATATGTCTGATGCTACTGTTTACATGAAATATAAGTTGCCAGTATCAAATAAAATTAAACTGACTCAGTTAACTGTCAATAATCTTGAATATGAAACAAACTATATACAGTATCTAATTCCTGTAGATGCTGTTCTCACTGCCGAGGCAGGAGACATCGAAGTTTCTTTTACATTCTTAAAATTAATTGCTAATGAAGACGGCACTTATACATCTTACGTTCGAAAAACCACATCTGGTGTTATCCATATCACTCCACTTGTACAATTTGATAAGTATGAACCTTCTGAAATGTTTACTGAGGTTGATCAGAGACTTTTAGTTATGGAAGGATTGATCAAAGACTTAGACGCTCAGAACAAAGCAGCTTACGAAGGAATGGTAAAAGATATTCGACTTGATACAGATAAAAAGAAAATCACATTAACAAACAGAAATGATGAAGATACCGGAGAAGGTATCGTTGTAAAAAATCTTTCTGATATGATAGCCGAAGACTTAACCGGTAAAGATCCTGATGAGGTACAGGACGGTGTTGTACATCTTGATCAGGTTCCTGATCTTGTGGATCTTGATGAATTATTAAAGTAAAGGAGTCATGATATGTCATTTAAAGATTCTAAAATTGCTGCTGCGGCTAATTCGGCAATGACTTTAAGTGCTGAGTTAGCCGTAGATACTGAAGAATATACATCATGTACTGATGGACGTTACGAAATATATACTAATTACCAAGACGATGCATATTCAACGGTAGATAATTTGAAAAACATTGCTGTTGATCCTACTCAGATTAATATCATGCAGGAAGAAAACAGCCAATATATGCCATTTAAGATTCCTAGATATTGGGATGGCATAGATTTAATGGATATGCTTATCCAGATCAGATATGAATCTGTTACAGAAAATAAAGGTAAAGTGGCAACAGTTGTCAATGTAGCTTCTAGTGAATCTCATATTAGATTTGGCTGGCTGATTGATGCTGCTGTTACCGCTAATGCTGGTGATATCATTTTTGAAATTATGGCTACCGGCGTTAATGAAAAAGGAAACAACTATATTTGGAGAACGCGTCCGAATGGTAAATTTACTGTTTTAGAAGGACTCAATTATGACGGTATAATCAAACCTACTGATGATTGGTATACAAGTTTTGTCAATATGATCCTTGGTCATGTTGCGGAAGCAAAGCAGTATGCTGATGAAGCTAAAGAGTCTGCTGCTTCTATTAATGTTAATGATATCAAAGCAGATGTAAAAGCATCTGTTATGAATGATCTTAATGGAACAGTAACTGAATCTCTGAAATCATATTATACTAAAACAGAAATTGATACAAAAGTCAAAGAATTAAACACTGCTATTTCCGGTATTGACAGTTTGAAGAACTTAAAAGTTGAATATGAC